AAAACGCCTTTAGCAACTTTCCCGCTGCCTGAGCCTGCGTCCCAGTTCTCGATGGTCTCAATCGTGTTGACACCTGTGTCTGTTGTAAAGGTGCGTTTAACTTCGAGTAGCTGCCCTTCAATATACAGTGATGAGCCGGGCTTCAGGCCTGCGATGTCATCGCCGGTCTGGACTGTGATGAGCGCGCTACCGTTTGTCACGGTGACGCTGCTTGCTCTCCATAGGATACTCATGCTTCCTCCGAAATGATTGATAAGCGCTGGGTGTTGTCGTATGTAGGTACTGAGTGGATAACCTCTAGCCTGTATGTTCTGTTTGCTGCCGTCTGAAGCGAATCTGTAAACGTGAACGAGCCATTAAGGTTCCATTCCTCTTTGTATTTAATGGTGCCGCCATAGGCCCTGTACGAGCCCTGAACGGTGTGAGACGAGACCAGTACTTCGCCGCCTGATGTTTCTCTGTAAAGTTTGAGCGTTGCTGTCGGGTCGCCTATACCGACCGGCTGGCCGCCATTAGGAATGTCCCTGAAAGCCGATATAGCAATCGAGTTTTTGATTTCAATGATGCCGCCGTTTGAGCCGAACGGCCCTAACACGACATCAACTGGCGAGCCGATGCTTGAGTTTTGCATTGCATTCTTAAGTGTGCCGGCAGTGATTGAGCCGCCGAAATACTGGTCACCGTCTTCACTGAAATAAGCGAGGGCGTTGGCTTTAGTGAGCCCATCAAAGTTAACTAGCTTATTCGTTTCGTCATACGTGTAGCTGTTTCGAGGGCCTTTCCATTCGAGCAGGTTGTTAGGGCCGAATGCGCTGGCGGTCTGTATGCTCATGTAGTTGCTGCCAACCAGCTCTATTCGGCCTGACTTAATGACTGGCGAATTAAGCTCGGTACCTGCGATAAATTTGTCGCCGGCTATTGTGCCGGTCGCCACCATGCTTCCGTTGATTAACAGGGCAACCTGGTCCCAGCCGCTGTTAGTAGCATTTCGTTGGCGCGCAGACGAGTCCGAGCCGTCAGTGAGTGTCTGTACAAAGATGTCGCCCGGAATGGGGTTACGTCCCACTAGCGCCTGAAAGCGCGACCAGCCCTGGTTCCAATTGATTGTGTCATAACGTGCGCCAAAGAAGCCTGGTCCTGTTGTCCCGTCATTGCCGGCTGGTCCCTGCGGCCCTTGCGGGCCCTGGGCACCATCTTCGCCACGAAAACGTGACCAGGTGTAGTCGCTTGGGTTGCTCGACTCACTTGCTGTGGTCTTGTTTGTAGCGATACCGATGTACTTCGTGTTGCTGTTCGGGACCTGATACATGCCGGAGCCGTCAGCGTTATCAGAATACGCAATCCATGTGTACGTTGTCTGGCCGTCTTCGCCGGGCGGGCCTTGAACGCCGTCGGTGCCGTCTTCGCCGCGGAAGCGTGTCCACGTGTAATCAGCGGGGTCGTTCGATTCCGTTGGGCTCGTCTTGTTGTAAGCAAGCCCCATATAGAGTTTGCCAGTCGGGTCGTTGCTAATGCCCTGGCCGGAAGCTCCGTCGGCATAACGTATCCAGGTGTAGTAGACCTGACCGTCCTCGCCGGGTTCTCCGGGTGCGCCCTGCGGCCCTTGCGGTCCTTGTGGGCCTTCCGGTCCCTGCGGACCGTCCTGCGGGATGCGGCCAATCAGTGCGCCTAGCGTTGGCTCGTTGCCGTTGACCTCTTCAAAACGCGGGCGGGCGAACTGAGCTTTGTGATTCGGGTTGGTTACGTAGTAACGATAAACCCGCTGACGCTGGGTGTCGCCGCCGGCGTTTTTAAACTCCGTGATGCTCGTGACTTTTTCGCCGGTTTCCGGGTCGTAAATGCCGGACAAGTCAGAGCCGTTACCTGTGTAACTTCGCGGGTGAATGATTCCGATAACCAGGTACCATTTATCCAACTGCGGTAGGTTGCCGCTCCAGTGGTATGGGTTGCCGTTACTGGTGCCATCCAGGTTCTTTGTGTTTGACTGTGAGCACCCCAGGTACAAGCGCTGGCTGTTGCCGCCGGTTTGTTTCATCCAAACGGTATTGCGGTAGGTCTTATCGGGATCGATATTCACATCGATATTCCAGCCGCCGTCGCCATTGTCGTTACCGTTGGCCGTTGTCCAGATAGCCTCGACCGCACCCAGTGGGCCCGTCTGATATTCAACTGCGTTTTCATCGTCCGTACCATTTTTGGTGAACGGGCCTTGTGTGCCGCTGGTACCCGGTGTCCAGTGTGCTGACGGCCTGATGAGGTTGTTATCCGTGATGCGCTGATAATCTTCCGGCGTGCTGACGCGGGTACCGCCGATAACCATGCTGCCGCCGAACAGCCAGGTCTTGTCGTCAGTACTGTAGTACAACTGAGGATTGCCGTCCGTGTCGGCAAACTCGTAAACGTCGCCCTGGACGCTGATAGCATTGGTTACGCCACCGATGGTGATGCCGGTAATGACAGCGCGGCCATCCTGCACCTGCTCAACGCCAACATAGGCGCGGGCTTCGTACTGCTGAAGCTGCTCGTTATATTGGCTGTTTAGGTACAGCTGTGCCTGAGCAAAGTTCTCAGACGAGCCGACCCGCGATGACAATATCTGAAGCGCGCGGGCATAGCCGTTGATGTCTGTTTCGGCTTGCGACAGGCGCGTTGACTGTGCCTCGATTTGCTCGCCGGCCTGCTGCGTGAAGCTGTTCAGCTGCTCGATGCTTTTTGCCAGCGAGCCTTCGTCTGACACGTCAATTTGAAGCTGGTCTAATGCCATGGCAAAACGGGCATCTCTGTCGAGCTCACCCAGGCGGTAAAGCCCGTAATCCAGCGTGTTTCTCAGCTCTTCTATGCTAGCGTCTTCCGCGGCTTCGCGGTTGGTTGATATGCCAAACGCCTGGCTAGTAATGGTGCCAGCTTGCGCATCGAGCGTTTCTTCAAAGCTGGTAAACTTCTGGTCGACTAACCCATCGCGGTCGCTTAACTGCTCGTTCAGGCTGCTAACAAAGGACGTGAACGTTCCCTCTGCGCCATCGAGGAACAGCGCCGCGTCATTGGCTTTCTCAACGATGCCGTTGTTTTGAATGTCCTGGTAAGTAGCGGTGATGCTGGCGTAGCTATCGAGGCCGTTTAATACGCTTTCAACGTTCGAGCGGGTGACCGCATTTTCTTGGTAGGTGGTAACCGTAACAAACTCAGTTAGCTCGCCTTCAATGGCTGATATTCGAGAGCCCGCTTCGGTCACCTGCGCCTGAATGTTTGTCAAGTCCTGGAGTGCTGCGTCAGGCTTGCCAATGCTTAATGACAGCAGGTCGAATTCATCAGCAGCAGTTTGGCCGAGCGTGATGCGCAGCCCTTTGATGTTGCCGTGGTAGCTTTCAAGCGCGGTGAAGTCGACGATGCGAATGACGTCGGTGTCGAGTTGCTCAACCGGCTCAATGATGCCCTGGTAGTTCTGCGTTGAATCGTCGGTGAATGTCACGATGATATTGCCGAGCCAGCCATCACCCGCCGTGCGGCGCACTTTTAAGCGAACGACCGGGTATTCAGAGCCGTTGTAACCAAGCGACTGATTTTCGATGTCGCCCGTGGTCAGACTGACTTTATTGCTGCCTGGCGTCAGCGTGCCGGTGACAGCGCTCCAGCCCTGCGCGCTGTCAAAAAAGTTAAAGGCGTGGGCCGGCTCAAGCGCTGCTATTGAGTCAGCCACGATGGCTGTGGCTTTTTGTTCAATTACGCCGGGCAGTAATAGCAGCTCTGCGTTGAGCGTTTCGACCTGGTCTTCTGCGTAACTGATACGCTCGACCGCTGCCTCGACTTCGCCGGCTACACCATCGAGGCGCAACTGCGCCTGAGTAAAACGCTCATCGGTGTAGCTAAACGCCAGGTTAGTGATTTCGCCGGTTTCGTAATTGATGTCAACGGCGGCACCAATCAGCTCCATCGAGTAATCAACGCGACGGCGCATTTCATCGCGGGACGCAGCAGATTGTAAAATACCGGACAGAATCGCGGCGTCTGACTCTTCCCTGGCAAACAGCTCCGAGCCAAAGCGCACCTGCATTTCCTGGGCGTTGGCGTTGACCAGCTGCTGAAGCTCGGCGTAATCTTCATCAACAAAGCGCTGAAAATCGGTTTCAACGTTACTTAAACGGTTGGTGTATTGGTCAATAATCGGATCGACCTGCGATGAGTCTTTTGTCGTGGTGACTGTCTCGCTTACCCATGCTGACGTTCCCAACACATTCACTGTGCGCGCAAACACCTCATGCTCGGTGTCCGGTGTCAGCCCCGGAATAACAATACTGGCACCTCGGCCAATGATGTTATCCGTTGTCCCGTAAGCAAATTCGAACATCGTGCCCAGGCCAATTCCGGCAAGCGTTGGCGCAAGGGTGATTTCCCAGTTGCCGGCGGTCGCACCCAGGCTCGTCGGTGGCGACGGCTCGTTCAATGTCAGCGATATGGTTGCTGGTACAGACGTGCGGTCGTAGCGATTACGGGCATACACTTCGATGCTGTACTGACCGGCATCCAGGCCATTGATGTCCTGCTTGAGCTGTACGCCGCTACGGGCAATCACCGGGTATTCGACAATGTCGTCACCGTCCTTGCGCACGAGTACACGATATTCAGTCACGGCCCGTGGCGTTGGATGCGACCAGGTAACATAGCCCTGGCGATGCGTTGATACCGAGTCAATCTCAAAGGATACCGATTCCGGCGCGTCCGGGCGTGTGAAGTCAGGCAGATTAGTGTTGGGTGTTACATTACCCTCGGACGGCACCAAACTGTCACTGTAAAGCGCCGGAGATTCTTCCTCGAGCACGAGCTTCGTTTTTTTCGACTTAAAGTCAAACTGCCAGTCCTGGACGATGAATTCTTTATCGATGCCCTCGTTGGGCAAATCAACACGCACGGTTGTGCCGGCCAATGCTAATAGCCCCTTCGACTTACACGGGAACTCCAAGCGCATGCCCGCTCTATTGCGCTCAAGGTGATACTTCATCAAGCGCTGCGCCATCGTGGACGAGTTAGTAAAGTTCAGCTGAAGGTCATCTTCGAGCTCCATGCCGTCACGGTCCACATAAATACTGTTGGTTACTACCGGCGCATCGGTCGGTTGAAACCCTTTTTTCGGATCTTGAAAAGACGCGCGTACAAGGTTGCAACGGTCTTTTAGTTCACGGTGAGGAGTGATCGTGATTTCACCGGCAGCATCCGTGTCATTCAGCGTTATTTCGGCCATGCCGTGATAGCTGGCCGTCTGCAGATACATCTTGCCACCACGACGATATGGTTTACCACCGCATGAGCTCATAATGCGTTCAAGTACCCGCGAAGGCGATTGGTCAAACGTCCAAGAGCCATTGCAGGTAAAACGCTTCTCTGACTGCTGCTCGCCATCGGTATCGTTATAGCTGACCATCTCATCACAGATGTTCGCCTGATCCATGATGTGCGCCATATCGAACTTGTTTAGGCCTAGCTTCTTGTACCCATGAAAGCGCTGATAATCTAACGCACACAGAATGGCGTTATCACTCCACTCCCAAGTGGTTTCGTCATTTGGTCTATGCGGACCATCACCACCCACAGTGGTATCTTTACGCGGGTCGTAAATCCGTTTACCTTTTGCTTTGAATGTAACGTTCTGCAGGCCTGAGGGCATTTCTTCTGGATCGATAGGAATCGTGACAACCGCATAAGAAACGCCATAACCGATGTGCTCTTGCGTCCACCCATCACAATACTGCAGAGCTGTCTGACTAGCGGTAGTCTGGTCGCCTTTAAACAACTGATAAGTGGTGCCAGCAGGTTTAGGTTTCCCATTGACCTCGTATAGCTCAGCAGATTCAATGTTGTGGCCGGCCAACGTGATAACGACAACATGAGCTTCCTTGTCACCCATCTTGCGCTTGCCGTAACCCACGATAGAGCCTGACACAACGGTTTCACCATAAATGCCGCGGCGAGGTTGAAGCGGCTCTGTGGTTAGCGTCTGGGCTTCACGCGATGATTCATCAACGCCCGGCATGTCCGGTTTCAGTGAATTCTGAAGCGCTGCTGTGCCCACAGCTACAGCAATACCGATGCCCCATGCCACACCTGTAGCAACGACACCAGCAGCGGCAACACCTGCGGCCGCACCAACGGCAACTGCTGCTATAGCTGGAGGCATTAGCTAAGGCTCCATGATTGAATGACAGACTCAAGCGGCATCCCTTGCAGGCCGCTTTCGGTTAGCGCCCAAGGCTTTTGATAGAACACACCGGCAACCTGTTGGCCGTCCGATTCAACTGCTACGATTGCACCACGCACAAGCTTACTATCCGGCTCACCCAGACGCTGAGTCAGCAACTCAACTACATTGGCCGCGCCCAAGTTTTTCATGATGCGTCGCGCGCCTATAGCTGTTTTATAGCGTCCTCTCACATCACTGGCGACATCCTCACCACCCATGGCAATTATGGCGTCAGCCGCGAACAAACAGCAGTCGTTTGCTCCCCATTGGAAAGGTTCTTTGCGCTTAGCAAGTAAGAATTGAGCCAGTTCGGTTGGCCAGTCAATTGAGCGTTTCATCGTTGCTGTAAATTCCTTCTTGTCTTATATGAGCCGCCCCCACCACCAGGACCGCCAACACTTTGCCCAGGCACATCGCTATCAATCCCTTTTGCTAGCCTCTCGACTTGATTAAAGAACTTATCTCCAGGGTGTTTGGCCTGCTGAGCCTCATCAGTCATGCGGAAATTCTGGACGGGATTACTCCAACGCTCGTACCAATCGGTAAGCTTTAGGGTGATAACAAATGGCCGACCTTTTTTGACGGACACTCCGCCAATGTCGCCATCGAATAACAGCGCACCCTCGGTTACTCGACGGTTCTCGTCAAGGCCAACCAGGTGCAATCTAGCCACACCGTTGGTTGGGTCTTCTTGTACCGTGTCCGCAAAGAGCGTGACGTCATCGACAACCAGGGACACATCAAAGCCGCGGCTGCTGCGCCCACCGCTTTCTTTGAATTGGCCTATTTTGGCCATTTCGCCAACGCCTTTATAAACCTGCCCAAGGTAGGTTCGGTCGCCCACGCCAGTGTGTGCTCTTACCCAACCGGATGGAAACTGAAGCTCACCAAACACGAGTAATCGCTTGGGGTCGTAGCTCGACAGCATTTGCTGAATGGACGCATCGCTAAACCTCACTGAGCGCCTCCACAAATTCAAGCTGTACGTTGCGGACACCGGCTTTGCTGCCGGACCAGTCGGGTATTTGATTAGGGTTGGCTAATCGGAATAATCCCTTTGGCTCGTTACTGATGATGAAGTCACCATCGAGGGGAATCGTTTTTATCTCAGGTTGGAATTGAAGTTGAACACGGCCGGTGCCGTCGGTAACAGCGTCTTCAGTTAGCTCATGGAGCCGGTTATTTAACTGAAAGCGGTCACCGCGTTTGGCCACCGTTTGAGATGCGGCAAAGCCCCTGGCATTAAGCACAACACCGTACTCGTCCACACCATCAACAACCGGCGTTCCATTCCACGAGCCCTCATTGCTATGTGCTGTATCGTGGATGAACAAAGTGCCAACGTGGCCACGTAATGCGGTTAATACACCTCGAAGCTCTCGCGCTTCAGCTTTGGTCAGGAATGAAAACGCTAGGCGCGCCTGCCACATGTCGCCAGGCTCTTCCCAGATTTCTTCAACCTGGTTGTAAGGCGAGCGGATAAGCTTAGTCGCCGGCTGAATCTTAAAGCCGGAGCGCGTTCTCGGTATATCGGGAAAGTTTGCGGGCATTCAGCCAATCCGTAGTTAAACGACAATGGCTGAATTGTGGGAAGTTTAGTGCTGGGTGACTACCCGTGTTTTGTTCCGTTTGCGAAGCTTTGAAGCGCAGTGTGTCGCTGTAGCTCGCCTTGGCTACTTAATAACTTTTAATTTAGGACGCTTGCCTGGTGGGCTAAATGGTAAACCGTTGTCGCCTTCCAGCGCCTGCTCGCTCGGCAACTCAAATGGAGGGTGCGAATTGAAGTCAACGAACTTTATCAGTTCATCGCTAAAGTATTGAAAGTCTATTACCCACTCCGAGCAAAAGTCACCAGGCTGAGCTTCCTGTTCATTGTTATATATCTCTATGCCGATGTGATAGTGCCAAAGCTTGTGCTCATTTGCATAGCGGACTTTTTTAAGAAACTCCGGGTCGTCTTTATCAACGTCATTAGAGTTTTTTAAACGCCCGGGTGTGGCGTCTTTATTTTCAAAGCCATGCGTGAGGTAATTTGATATGAATTCAGCGAATTTTCGTTTGTCCGATTTCTCATTCGGATATTTGTGAGGTGGTTTATCGTTGAGGTGAAAAAATATTTGTAGAAACGTGTGGCTCGCTTTAACTTCCCTGTCCATAAGCTGACTCGGTGTTAGCCCTCTTGAGCACCGTAGTATTCGTGATAGGCGTTATCCATTTGTTCCATCACTTCGTCAGCAGTCATAGGCCCTTTCAAGGTAACAGCGACTTCTGCGTCGCGCCCTTCAACTGACGTTTTCATTTTCTCCAAGTCAAAATCGTACTTTGTCACTTTAGCTCCATCTTTCTTGTCGGTCATTATGATACTCCTAGCACCTCAACGACACCGATATACACAGCAAACCATACGCATTGTTCATTAATAATGCAAATTTACCAATAAAATTTATTGACATCATTGTAAAATACAACGTCCTATTCACATTATCGGTTCACCGTAGGTAGAGCTTTACCCCGAAGCCTTCAGCCGCTGATAAAGCGGGCCGCCGTTGGCAAAGTCATCATGGATACGTTGCATCAAATGCTCATTGGCTCGATCCACAGCTTCCTCAACACCCTCATTATCATCACCGTTACCACCTGAGCCGTTTGATTCAACATTTATCGTTTGGTTAATGGTAATACTGGGCTTCTTATCGCCTCCGATGCCGCCGCCCTGGGCACGTTGACTACGCACCGCATCAACAACCTTTTCAAAGTTCTCGCGCTGCTGTGGATTAAGAACCATCTCGTTACGCTTGAGCAGGTAAGTACCCTCGTTACCCATTGGGACACGACCCAGACCATCGTGAGCCATCCCCATTAAACTCAACCCTTGAGCTGTCGACATGGTCGCCGTCATTCCGGCAATTGCTCCGGCAGCATTGCCGCCCATTGTTGCCAAGCTGGCCATTGCCGCGGCTGGAGTGTAGGCAGCTGTAAGTGCTGTCGCTGCAGAAACACCCGCAGCCGTTGTAGCAGCCGCGGTTGACGCGGCGGTTGACTGCTCTATGCCTGCCAGAATTAATTTCTTAACGCCAATTTCTACTAACCCTGAAATCACGGTTTTAAGAACGCTTTTAGCCAAGTTCTGCATTAAGTCGCCAAAGCTTTTAGCTTCGAGTATCGATGTAGCAACCGCATCTCCTATACCAGCTGCGAATCGGTCAAAGGTCTCTGACCACATGGCGTCAATCTGAGCGGACATATCACCGTTAATGCGAGCCATTTCTTCAATATGACGCTGCTGCTCCAGCTCAAGCATTTGATTTATACGAATTCGTTTTTCAATTTCCGACTCTTGTCGGAAGCCACCCTGTCCGTCATCAACTTGCATTGTGGGCATCAGGCTTGGATCATTCTTAGCAGATTTCAAGAAACCTATTCTTTCGGCATGCTGGTTTGTTGCTGACACCCCCGGCATCAACTGCTGAGTCATCGAGCCCAGTTGGTTCTGCATATTTTGACGTTGGCGTTCAGCCTCGATTTCGTCTTTCTTCTTCTGCACCAGGCGATCACGAAGCTCGATAAGCTTTTCAAGATTTTCCATCTCGAGGCTATCGAGCGATACGCCCATTTGGCGAGCCATTGTTAAGCGCTCGTATGCCGCTTCTCCTTCCTGAAGTTTATAGATTTGGTCGGTCAGAGATAAGGTGACCTTGGCGTATTCCTCGGCCTGTTTCTTTATAGATTCATTTAAGTTTTCGAGTGAACTGCCTGAACTATCAGAGCTTTTTCCAAGATCCTTAAGCTGATCTTTTAGTTCAATTATTCTAGCATTTAGCTCGTCAATCTTTGCTTGCGTATGTGTTGCTGCCTGCCCTAGCTTGTCGACTCTAAGCTCTCCCTTATTGAGCCCCAACAACTCTTCCACAGCAGTTCTATCAGCGTCATTGCTTGAAAGCGATTCACGCACATCTTTTAGTTGGGACAAGGAGGCTATTTCTGACTGAATCTCCGCTATTCTGGCGTTTATCTTTATTTTGGCGCTTTCACGTTGAGCGGCAGTCATTTTTTCTAAACTGCCACTCAAAGCATCGACTTCTTCTTTCAGAGATTTTGTTGGCGGGACCGCAGCATCCGCCTCAGAAGCAAAATCATAAATGGCCATAGCAGCCAGTGCCGCAACACCTACTGGGCCACCCAACATAGCCATTCCGCGCGACGCAAAACGCGCTGCGGTTCCGACCGCCCTCAACCGAGTAGCAGTAGTTGCGGCAATACCATTCATGCGGGCGTAACGTGCGGTAACCTGCTGTTGGTAAGCCATGTGAGCGACAAACGCCAAACTAGCGTTGCCGACTGACCCTGCTATTCGGGCAGCGAATACAGCTGCGATAGCTTTACCGACATCGATAATCTGATCGCCGTTTTCATCTACGAATTCAGTCAGGCTAGCAAGTGCGTCAGTTGCTACGTTAATTCCATCGGCAATCGTTTCGCCCAGACCACCTTTTTCAAGCGTCCTGACCGACTCTATCCATTGGTTATTAAACTTAGCGAGCGCATCATTAACACCTCCTAGCTGGTTCTCTATGTAACCGCCGAATTCATTCTGTCCAAGCGCTGTCATGTACTGCTCTATAGCTTGAGCATTGTCCTCAACAAGCTGGGTGGTACCGCGGAAACGAATAGCAATTTTATCGCCTTCTTTCTGCGCCTTGATGCCGAATTCATTCAGACGTTCAAACTGCCCCATGGTGGCATCAGCAACCGCCTCTACGAACTGCTCAAGGCTTTTACCGGTTGCGCCAGCTGTATTCATGTAACTTAGAATCGCATCCTCTGACGGATTCAGGCCTACGTTACGCAACTGAACAAACGCTCGCGTTACTTCCTGGACGTTAGCGCCAATATCTGAGGCAAACCGGTTAAGCTGGTCAAACTTGCGATTACCAGCTTCCATACTGCCCATGGCCACACTTAGCTGAGAGTTTAGACGCTCAACCTCTTTGGTCGTATCGAATATGGCACGGGCCGTAGTTGCAGCACCATAGGCACCCGCCAAAGTGCCGGCAACATTAACCGCAGTACTTTTAAAACGTTCAAGCTCAGAGCGACCTTCGCGGGTGGCTCGTTTTAAATCACGGTTGTTACCGGTAAAGAGGACGGACAGTCGCATTGGCATGCTATTTCTCCAGTCGGCTATTCAGCTCGCGTGTTGCGCACTTGGTCAAATACCGTAAGTGCTTATATTGCTCTGGGGTATATTCTCTTGCTGACATGTTGGCATCAGCCTGGATGGACGCGATATCGATACCGGTGCAAACACCCTGTACGTATTCAAACTGGTCATCAATAGCCAGGAACCACTGCAATACCGGCCAGTTTTCCTCGATGACAATACAGTCCTCATTTGGCGTATTGGCCTTTAGGTAGTTCTCGATATCTTCATCAGTCGCGCCAAAAGCTCGCATTTCTGCTGTCAGCTCCCGGCGCTCCTGTTCGTTTACGGTGGGACCATGCGCCCAGTAGCGGGCCACCGCTTCTAGTTTTTTGCTGGTGAATACCCAAACATCAGTTCGTTGTATGCGCGTAAAAACGCCGTGCGCACGAACGTGTACTCGCACATCTGTGCCAGGGCTTCTTCGGAAAACGGCACGTCATTACCGCTTTCGTCCTCAACGCCATCCCAACCGATGACAACGCTTTTCAATAACCCCAGGTCATCACTGCGCCCCTCGGTGCGTTCCCGGTATTCATCATGCTTCATCACTTCAAATGTAGCCGTGAACTCCTGCGGCTTTTTATGCCCTGGCACCGATACGGATACCGTTGCGTCGGACTTGATGGGGTGTTTTGCAATTTTAAACGCCACTGTAATGCTCCTTACTTAGTTTCGATGACTGGGTCATCAATAAAACGAAATGGCATGCTGAGGGTTAATTTACCCTCCCGGTCGCCATACGTTGGCTTACCCAGCTGAATAGCTGATGATGCGATTGACACGATGTTGCCGGCAATTACTCCGTGAGTAATCGACACCGACAGCTGAGCGTTCGACTTAGCGATTGAGAACGGATCGAAATCATTCAGTGCCGGCGCTTCAATCACAATCGTTCCGTCTGGCTTCCAGTCGGTAATGTCGATTTCTTCATCGATGGTGTTTTCCGAGTAACTAACTTCGTTGTTCTCTTCGTACTCAAATTCGAACATCGGGTATTCAGTGCCATCGAGCATGAAGGTGGTGTTTTCGTGGCCGACCTTAAGCGGTGTTTCAAAACCGGAGAAGTCCGGTGTCGCCGGCATACCCTGCTCAACGATTCCACCGTAAAGACCGGTAATCTCAAACGTAAAGGTAGGCAGTTCACCCACTTTCAGCGATGCGCCGCTGGTAGCTCGGGCGCCAACAAGCTTATGAAGTGAACCGTCGTTGTAGTAATAGAACGTTGCGTCAGGCTCTGAATTATCGGTAATGCGGGTGTAGGTTACCTCTGTGGTACCAACATCAACGCTACGGCCGGCACATTGCAAAATAGCCTGGTATTTTGCGGGCGTAATCGCATCACCGGAGCCAGCCGCCTCAACGCTTCCGCTCAGCTTCACGTGGATGCCAGACATAATCATCGGCTTGCCGCCCGACTTACCATCATCCAGCTCACGCTCGATTTCCTCACCCTCTAAGGGTGTGATTTCAAGGCCAGTTGTCTGTATTGCCTGACCAGCCGTACCACCATCCAGTAAGTCGGTACCGTATGGGTTGGTACCATCATTAGCGAGGCCGACAATTAGCTTCTTCTTAGTTCTGCGGCTCATTTTTCACCACCTTCTTTTTCTTTGGTGTGCTCAACCGACAAACGGCTATCGGCCTCGATTTGCGCAAGCTTGGCAGCAGACAGCTGCTTGAATTCGTTCTTGCCTTTTTTGAAGTCAATGCCCGCGCGTCGGCATTTATTCTCGGCGGTCACAATGATCATGATTGCCCCTCATACATAGTTTCGGTGATGTACTCTTCCATCCAGAACACGCCACCACGTTTAAATTCCAAAAGGTTGCCTTCAACCAGCGTAATCGGCTCGTAATTCGCATCCGGCGTCCAGCCCATTAGAGCGCCCCGTATCTGCTGCTTCATGAATTCCAGGCGCTTAGTAACGCCCTTGCCCATGCGGTCGTTAACCGCACGGCAGACAATCAGCACCCCAAAGCGTGGGCGCATCAGCTGACTAAAGCGTCCTGTTGTGCGTTCATTGGGCTCGGCACCATCAGATACCGGCACTACAAAAGCGGCGTCTTTCTTAACGGTATTGGCATCAACAATGGTCTGTGGGTCGATGACCTGGTCAACGCCACTAAACAGTGCTTTGCCCTCGAACTGTATTGCTTCGAGCCGTTGTTCAACCTGCTCAAGTAGCATTGCCTTGTGCTCCTAGTTCACGCATGTATTGGCCGAACACCCGGACTATCTTGCGTTGCTGTGGCCGCTCAATACCCAGGAATGGGCGCGCCTCGATGTTCATCTTGCGCTTGTGACTTTTAACGGTCTGGTAAACGCCGGTGCTGAGCTTGCGCCCGAATGCCTGGTTAATCAGTCGTGTATGGGTTGGCACTGTCACTGTTTTGTCTACGCCGTCCTGATGCGCTGGGCCGTAGTCAACGTTGGTACCGACCTCGGTACTGTCACTGGTCGCCCGCATGGTTAAACTACCTTGCAGGCGGCGCGTATCACGTAACGGCTGACCACCACGCAACACCGGAGCCCAGGCATTACCTCGAGGTGACTTACCCCGGCGAAAGCCCATTTCAAAGTCGGTTTTTAATGCCGCACCAACGCGGCGGAAAAACACCTTTCGCTGATCACTTCCAAGCCGGTCAAGCGCCTGCCTAATTCGCCTTAGTTCTTTCTCGTTAAACTGGGTCTGAACCTTCATTTAAAAATCATCCAGGCTATTGCGGGTGAACGTCCGGTCACTGGTTGAGCGTGACGTTGTTGCATGGAACACTTCTTCCGTGTTCTCGATGCCGAGTGATACATCGCCCTTCACCACTTTTTTAAGCCAGGCAACAGCATCCTCATAGCGCTTACGCACCTCTTCACTGACAGCGTCATCCCACAAACGAAAACGGGTAATATCGCAACAGATGGTTTTTAAATAAGGATTCGGGTCGGAAAGCGGCAGCGTATAAACAGAGCCCAGGTAGGTGTCCATCTCAGCCGATGCGTCATTCAACGCAGATTCGACTTTGCCCTGGTCAACAGCACCGGTATCAGAAGGAGCCAACTGCTCCAGCTCCTCCTGACCAAACCGCATTTGCATATCGGTTACTTGTGCGTACATCGCTATTCGCTCGCCTCAAGCTCTTCAATGGCTTTAACCAAGTCAGCTTTCTTCATGCCGTCGGCACCTTCGATGCCTTTGGCTGCTGCAATGGTCTTAAGCTCATCAACCTTAAGGTCGCTTAGCGAGCGCTGCTTATGCTCTTGTTGTTTTACAGCACCCGCCTCGCGTAACTGCTCAGCGATGGTTGAGGTCACCGATACAGGCTCACCGGTAACAGCTACCAGCTTGCCGTTAATTCGTGCCGGCATGGCCAGCACGATGCTTTCTTTGCTATCACTCATAGTCATCTCCGGTTAAGGTGAGTGAGGGGCGCTTAAAGCACCCCGTTGAAGTAGTAGCCCGCTTCTTTAGCGACCAATACTTCTTTCACTGACTCACCGACACGAACCCGAACACCGCCACGTAAGCCGATGTCACTGTCTTCCTTGGTCATCGCCACACGCTCACCGTGCTCAGCCGTCAGCGAGAACGTCACATCATCACGCAGTGCGGCGATTGGGTTGATGTATAGGAATGACGCACCACCTGACCATAGGCGTGACAGGCTCATATCCTGACCTTTGTTCGCCGTGTTGTAGCGGCTCGCACCTACCCAGATATTCTGGATTTCAAATAACTGGCGGATGAAGTCCCACGGCACCATGCCAACGTCACCGGTTGAGCCGTTGAAAGCTTTAACCAAACTTGCATTACGACGCATTGCAGTGGCTTCTTTCTGACCTAACACCAAGGTGTTTGGGCGTACCAGAGGCGTATCCAGCGCATCACTGATTTGCTCAATCAGATTTGAACCTGCATCGTTCCACTTATCGGTACCGCTTAAGGTTTCCGTGTGGTTGTAGTTGCTCGCGTTCATGACCATGTCAGCGACACGCTTCTCACGACTTAGCGCAATCAGCTCAGACAGCTTCATCGTGGCACGTCCCTGCGGGTCAATTGCCGGGTTGTTGCGTGCTTCTTCGATGTCAGCGTTCGGGATTGGATCTTCCAAGCCCCAGTCAACAACTGAATCGGTGTGCTCGGTCGCGCTGAACTCAACTTCGTTCGGGCGAGACTTACGACCAACCAGCGTGTTAGGGATAGTGAACGTGTCCTTCGCTTCGAACTCGGTCCACTTGAAGTTAGTCGCGCCAACAGGTGTGCGAGGTGACACCTGGTCAGCAATGAATTGCGCGTTCTTATAGCCCAGAGCAATTGCTGTAAGGTTGGGCTGTTGTACAAATGGTGTGCTCATGACTTAGCTACCCCTTAACCTTTCTGAATTTCGATGCTGATGATGTCACCAGCGGCGTTAGCAGCCGTTAAAGCACGACCGATGGTTGAGTCAGTGCCGGCAGATGAGGCAACCGCACGACCTTGCGCATCAACGGTTACTAAAGCGTTCTTAGCGACAACAGCGCCCGCTTCAACTTCAACGATGCCCGAGAACGTCACATCGATACGCTGACCTGCAGCAATATCCTGAGGCTCTTCGCTAACACCAATTAATGGATCCGCAACATCCGTTGCGAGAGCGACTTCGTTATCGCCGGCGGCCAGTTTTACAACTCGATTTTTAGCGATGGCCGTGGCGGCGATAAACTGCTTAATCAAACCTGAGTTTTTCATCTGCGTTTACTCCGCTTCTTTGTGTAAATGGTTAACCGCCTCAGCAATAGAGATATTGCGGCCGGCCTTGCGTTGCTCTTCCTGGTACTCAACTGCCTTAGCAGCTAAGCTCTGAGCTGTTTGTGGTTGTTCACCACCGTTTTCGTCACCTGAGTGCTCGTTAAAGTCAACCGCAGGCTTACGCTCTTCGAGAGACTTCAAATACTCGTCCTGAGCATTCAGACCTTTCTCATCATCCGCTTCGCCGAAATCGACGGTCTGGTCGCCCAGGCGCTCAGCAAAGGCAAGCACCTTGCCACGCTCCGCCGGCGTAACCTTGCCCTCTTTAATCAGCGCATCGACTTTTGCCGTCAGCGCTTCTTTGCGGCGTTTGCTTTCAGCTTCTGTGAACGAGGCAACCTTTGATTGCAGGGTCTTGTTCTCATCAGCCAGCTTTTGCTTGTCGGTCTCAAGCTGCGTGTTCTGGCTTTCCAGGTCATTGACCTTGGCCAGTGCTTCTTCTAGTTTCATATCGTGCTCCGGGTCAGTTTCGCTTTCGCTAAAATCAGTCACCGGAGAGTCGTCGGCCTTGCGGCGCTCTTCCGCTGACGTTCGTAAATCATCAATGAGGTAATCCGGGAGGGTCTTGTCCGCTTCGTCTTTACTGAATTTGTCGATGATGAATTCGCGCATTGACTTAAACACACGCGCGATAGTCGACATATCCATAGCGGTGCGCCAGTCCTCTTCGAACTCGACCACGCCCTCTTCCTCTTCGGAAAAGTCGACTGGGGCGAGTCCTTTTATTGCTGGCGGCTGGGCACCCAAAAAGCCTACGTGGCGCAGGTAAAGATTGCCTGGGCTTGGGTTGTTTGGTGCATCAGGCAGATAAAAGCTGGCGCTGACTTTCTTAAATGCGCCTGACTTAACCATTTCAGCAAAGTCTTCGTTCACCTGGTCAGGTAAAGCATCCAAGTTACCTTCGGCAAATTCCAACGACTTAACCCAGCCGTAAGCCGGACCATTGTCTTTAGGGTGGCCAATAACGATCGGCGCTTCGTGAACCGATGGGCTATAGGACTCAGCAGAGCCCTGCAGTTTATCTTCTGAGAAGTCCAGGGTGGCACCATTTGAGCTGGTGTGCGTCCCGGTTTTAAAAATGTTGATTCGTTTCATACACGGCAATCCTCTATGACTGCCGTGATTGTCAACCTATGGGGATTAGGTGACTACCCGTGTTTTATTCCATAAAAAACAAGTGTAGGTTATATGATAAGAGAACCGGCACAGGGGCCAGATCAGTTAGCCAAAAAAGCAGGTTCCGATAAGAACTCATTCTCCTTAGTTGCTTGTGCTTGTTTTCGATATCATCAAAAACTCCTCTCAACTGTTGAGTTTCATGAGATGTATCCTCCATAACATCAAAATGTTTAGCCAAGCCACTCCAACGATTTTTTGTTTCATCCAGCTTTGTACCTAGTTCCACAATAGGATCTGATAATTGTTCTATTTCAAAGCTTATTACGTCACCCTGAATCGATTTCAACCAGTGAAAAAAGTAGTAAACACTTAGAATTAGCACCACCGTGGATAAAACTTCAGTCGAAAGCCTCGGCTCAAATTCAAGAAAGAATAGCTGTTTAGCCTTAGCATCGGATAACTCAATTAAAAGCAGAATACCGCCCCAGAATAGGGATTTATCCCTCAACGCATCGGTCTTGTCAGAAGTTAAGTTTTTAACTACGCCCCATTCAGTAACCTTTTTTCGTAACCTCAAAATATTAGCAAAACCTGCCTTTAAACTTCCCATATTCCACTCACACAAAAGTCGGATCCACTCCCTGTGGGTGGGCTATCTCGCGCCCATCCGCAGCCGTATGTACTTGCCAGTTGACTGATGGCGGCTGTGATACCTGTAAGCCGTAATCCTGCAAGTCTTCCCAGCTTAGCTGAATGACCCCACAGCGGCAATTGTAACCATTGGGCGGGTAATGAGTCTCCCAGAATGAATGTTTAGCCGGCAGTACTATGCCATCCCACCTGGCATGCTCCGGACGAACACGAGAATCGTCGACCGCGTCGTACATTAAGTACGGCATGGTACTCATGTTCTCCTCAATCGATTCCCACTGACCTTTTGCGTAGGCGCTTTGTAGGTTCGTTCGAAATATCGTCTCAAGGCGGCTGGCACTGCCAAGGCGAGCTTCGATAACCTGACCGGTCAATGGGTCGATAACATCGCGTTTACCCCACCAGCCGTGACGCTGAAGTGCTGGCGCTATCTTGTCAGAGAAATCATCGAATGTGGCGCCCGAGTCAATAACCTTGGTGAGTTCCTTTTTAACGAAGTCCAGCAGGTCACCGTTCATCAATTTGGCGACAGTGAACGCCACATCGTGCTCATTGCGTACCATTTCATCCCAACGGAATGAACGAGACAGCCCCTTCTGCAGGAAGAACTCAAAGGCTTCTTCCGCTGTTAGCTCGAACTGCGCCGCTGCCTCGTAGTAATTGACGATACCGTTTATCTGCATAGCTTACCCGGCGTTCTTCGTGTAACCACGCATACGAGCCATGATATTGGCATTTCGCACCCGTTCAACGACCTTGTTATCCGGGTCCTGCTCTGCTAACTCATCCAGACGTTTGACAAACTCTTCCTCACTGCCGGCTGTTTGTGCGAACTCAATGATTTTGCGCACAAGCGGTCCAACAGCTTGCTCCGGATTGCTGGCAAGGTATTCACCGGCATCGACGATATCCCGCTGGTCACGACGGTGCTGAACACGTTTCTGGGTGAGTGGCGAGACTTCTGCGAACTCGGCACCCATCGGCTCCACCTGGCTACCAAACGGCATTGGCGGTGGTGTCGTTCGCTTGCGCCAGCCCGGGCCATAGGTTTCTTTAACGTATTCCTCAGTCGGCTCATAGCCCAGCTGCATGATTTTACTATCTCGCTCTGCAATCTGTGCCAGGTCTTCTTCCGGCTCAGTCTTACGCCATACTTTAGGCGGTTGGGCGTTAGCAAAGTTAAGCGCTATAAGGGGCTCAATAACCTGTTTATTGAAGCTGTCGCATATCATGTCCGCATCGGCTTTTACGATGTCGTCTTTCACACCTTTATGAACTTGCGCCTGAGACAGGCTAGAGCCATCATCCGTGGTCATCGTCTGAGACAGGATGATTTTAGATATGGCTCGGTCCATCGCGCCCTGTAATTGCGAATAATCGGCGGTACCGCTGCGGGACGCTTCAACCAACTCAATAATCATATCATCCGGCACTACTACCCCGCTATCCGCCTGAATGGCATCCAACACAGCCAATGCCTGGTCACGTTGTTTACGGTCTTTTATTTGCGAACTGGGGAGCTTAGCCGTGGCAGTCGGCATGCCGAATTTCTCGAGGAATATCAGCCAGAACTTAATGCCGTTACGTTTGAAGAACACCGGCCAATACAGTGAGTGCGCTAAGCCCTCGCCATAGGGGTTATCATCATGGTCTGCGCCGTGGCTAAACACCCAGAATTTGTTAGCCGGCATGGGAAATGTCTTACTGTCTTTCTTCAACAACAGGTCATTGGTCGCACTAAAGGCAAAACGGCCGCGGTCACGAACCTTAACCTGGTCTAATATAATGCGGCTCTCTTCCTGGGCGAACATCAGCTCTGCAACGCTCCAGCCGAAATGAACAGCGTACAGCATCTTATCGGTCAGCTGGTCAAAGCCAATCCGACCTAGCATGTCCTCAACGAATACCGCTGCTTCCTTATCCGCTGCGCTTTCACTTGCTGGTGTCACTTGGTATTCAGACTGGGTTACTGCGGTACGCCTTTGCTGAAAACAGCTTTTAACCTGATCATCACGCAACAGGTCCTTATAAATATTCAGCTGACCATTCCCTTTCGACTTCAAAATTGAGTCCGGGTTTTCGATCATGATTTCAATCAGCGCCTTGGCCATCTGCTTGCCATGGTCGACCTTTGATAATTCAGTAAACTTCGGCTTTTTCGTATCAGCCATTATGTAAATCCTCCAAAACGGCCACGGCCACTACCGGAGCTCATATCACCTAAACCTAAATCATTACTGGTTTCTCTACGCCCAGTGCTAGCGGAAACGACATCAATCGTGCGATTGCTTGCCCATTCCAAATACTGCGTCGTGCTGTCCACCTGGTCGTCATGTGTTGCCAGCGGGAAGCCAAACAACTCGGACTCATAATCAATAAGCCAGGGCTCGTGCTCAGGCAACCAGACACGGCCGGCTTCAAACTGCGAGCTAACCCGTATTGCCCGATTCAGCTTGCTACCCTCTGGCTCTATCGCTATCACCGGCATCACTATCTTGTTCGGGTACTGCGATAGCGTTACGCCCTGCCTCAGCTCTTGTATGAGCGACTGCCCGGACGCTTTATCCTCAATCAGTACCGCATCAGCTCGCCAGTGCATGTAATAGTTGGCCACGATGCGTTTTAATTCCGGATATTCGACCCGGTCACGCCACACATGAAGCAGGTGATGCCCCTGCTCAACTTCGCCCCAAATCGTTAATACGCTCGGGTCATTGTGCTGCTCTGGCTTGTAAGCCGTATCAAGCGACATAACCAGGCGCATGAATTCAGCTGGTCGAGTGTTGTAACGCTTCGGCCAGATGCGTTTGATGATGGATCCTTCGAGCGGTTTCGGGCGCTGCTGGTAGAGTGACTCCCAATTACGACTGCCCTGCGACAGTTTCTCCTGCGCCCAATGCTCAGGCGAGAACCAGTCAGTCCATAGCCATTCGCCAATCTCACGGCCAAGCGGATCATCCTCACGTTCACATTGCGCTTGCAGACAAACGACATACCATTCCTCACCATCCTTCGCCGTGACGTAGCCACTTTCTCCGTCCCAGTCATCCGGCAGTATCCGCCCGGCCAAGTCATCTTCATGCCAGCGCGTCTGTATCAGCAATATCCAGCCGTTAGGCTTTAAGCGGGTACGCAAATCTGATGTGTAAGCTTCCCACGTCTTCTCACGTATCGTCTGGCTGTCTGCCTGCTCTCGCCCCTTAACCGGGTCATCAATCACCAGGCCATCCGCGCGGTTACCGGTAATGCCTGAGAGAATACCGCCGCACATGTAACTGGACTGGTTCTTCAGCGACCAAAACTCTAGCGCTCGGTTATCCGGCACCAGCTCCGTATTAAATACCTCACTGAACTTGGGGCTCTTTACAACCTGCCTCACCTTACGTGAGAACTTCAGCGACAAGCTCGAACCGTAGCTGGTACTAATAACCGACTTGCCCGGGTTACGACCCATATACCAGGTCGGGAATACGACCGTTCCGTAAGTCGACTTAGCAGACCCCGGCGGCATCATCACAATGACCCGCTTCTTACGGCCTGCCTCGAGGTCCATCATCGTATTGTTAATGAGCTCGTGATGCGCTGCCGGCGTCACGCTGTCCGGATAGAACTCTTCACAATCTTCATCGTCGTTAAGCGGTGCTCCGGGGACATCGATATAACGACAGTAAGCATTGAGGTCGTCGCGCGCTCTCAATGCCAGTTTGCGCTCAAGTAGCGCCAATAACTCCCGCTTTGCAGCCAGCGACATTACCCCAACTTAGCCAGTAACTCATGGATCCGCGCGTCAATTTCATCAGGAGCGATTTGCTTGTATGGCTCATCACCATCTGGGTTAGTCGGTGCCAGCTTGGTTGGCGCATCAAGACCCAGCAGTTTGCTGCGACGCTCAATGATATTCAGCATCACCGTCATATAACGCGGGTCACCTGTCTGGGGTGGACCGTCCAGCTCTTTATCCAACGCAGGGTCACCACACGAGCGTTCCCACTCACGCCAAAGGGACGCTTCCATCAGGTCCAGTCGCGCCAGCTGCTCTTCGCGATGCGCATCAAAATCACGGACTGAGCTCTGGCGCCAACGCTTGCGTATCTCCCGCAAATCATATTTGATTTGGTTCATCGACAGCTCGAGCTCTTCGGCAATCTCGAACATCTTGAAGCCCTTAAGGTAACGCTCAGCAATCTTTGCCTGGTCTCGCATTACCTGGTCAGGTGTACGCTTTGTTGCTGCCATTGCCTGGTTACCTCGTTACTTCTGCGCGCGTTGCTTCATAAACTGGGTCATAAACGGCATCACGTTCTTTACGGCGCGCTCACCAAACAGGAAGCCAAGCACCAGAATGTTGATCACCCAAAGCGCTGATTCCTGCTGTTCGGATAAGCCTGCCCAGTTGCCGTTGAACCACTGAATATCCATGTACATGACGAGTCCACCCCATGCCGGGCGCTGACATCCCCGCAGGAAAACAACTATGCGACCAAGCCAGCCGAACTGAGTTAAGTCCTTGGCTGTGCCCTCGAGGTCACGAATGCGGTTGTTGAACTCTTCATCCTGCTCAGCCGCCAAAGTGAGTAGTTCTACTTCTCGCTTATGTGATTGGTCTTTGATGGCTATCTCGAGATTTGCCTTTTGCTCGGGGGTCATGTCCGGCGGAAAGTAGGCCTGAATACCGTTGACAATCTTCTCGCCCAGCCCACCGGTAAAGAAATCTGTAACCTTTCCTAAAAAACTCATACGCTCACCAGTTCAAAGTGTGGTCCATCAAGAAACTCGTGGTCGCTGGAGTCACCATCGCGGTCCCAGTCACCACCCCAACGCAAATCGACATCCAGCTCTTGTGCCGCCTGTAACATCGCATCAGCGACACGCCGGAACGCGCTAAACTCATCCCAGGGGATTTCTCCATTCAACCAGGGCCATAAGTCCACGGCGTGGCTCATGCCGTCATCCTGTGGCAGGTGCTTGCTGTCCATGGTCTTAGAGACGCCCTTCCGCACGTTCTCACGTTGCTCTTCTAAGCTGCGAATACCGGCACCGACGATAAAGTCTACCTGGCTAATTTGGATAGCCCGGGCAACGACCACGCACAACTGCGGGTGGCACTGCTTGAGATTGGAAAGACTTCGATTACTCAGTTTAAAAGCCATTATTCGACCTCCTGTCCACGGTAGACCTGACCAGTCAGCTGGCCATTGAGGCCAATCAGTGTTCTCTCGGCATCGTAGAAAGCTGTTTTAAGCGCACCCAGCACGGTTGAAAGCATCGCACTGGTCTTATACCGGTGGTCGGTGGCTATCTGGCTCTCTTCCAGTGTACCGATGGTGTGTGTGATGAATCCAAGCGCAGGAACATTCCAGGAACGGAAACGCTCAATAACCACTTCGGGTATGCCCTGGTCACGAAACTTGTGCTCGTAGTCAGTGACGGCCTTGCTCAACGTATCGGTGGCTTTGCGTTGCCAGTCTGCGTTACTCTCAGCATTGGATAGTGACTTAAGATTTGATTGCAGATGCTCGGTCATGGTGCTAATCAGGATTTTCAGCATATCCCGGTACATCTCACTGCGGACCGGGTACTGTGAGGGAAACGGAATACGGTCGATACCGAGACGATTCCAGTAATTGCAGACCAGGAACAGGCGATGCTCATCCAGTGAAGCGCCATCCTGTAAGTATTGAAGCTCGGAAGCATCACAGGCTTCTTTCGGTGGGAATCGTGTGTCCAGCCATCGGTTAACGACTTTACCTCCAACGGTAACCACCGCAACTGCCAGTGCGGCCAGCCAACCGTACTGCTCGCCGACCTTCAACAGCATCTCCGTTTCAAACATTGTAACCGTGCCTCTCGCGTAGGATTTTTTTAATATGCTTTGCGTGTAGCCGGTACTTTGAAGCGAGCTCGGTGATTGTTCTACCCGTGTTTTGTTCCCTTTCGATGGCCTCGTTGCGTTTAATACGCCACAGGATGGTTGGCACGTAAACGTCCAGGCCGCCGCATTCAGCGCTTAACCTTTCAGCCGCTTCACTCCCTATGGCCGCAACAACATCGGGCTTTGGCTCAACGTGAACGTGCAAGTAGGAGCCCCCAAACTTGGCCTCAAGTTTTAGCAACGCCGTCTCCCCTATGATTTCGATTAAGTCCTGCTCCCATACGCTGTTTGTTTTCGTTGTTGTCACGGGATATCTCCTTAACTGGGTCAGTATGGCTCGATGGTTACCAAGGCGTTTCCGGGTTTGATAACCGGACCGAACTCAACGGTCAGGCGTTTAATCAGGCTGTCGTCGGTGATTACGTTGGCGTGAGTCAGCGCATCCAGCAGCGCTTTGTTGTAGTTGTCGATATCCCTTCTGTGGTTGCTTGGAGGGTTGAGCGTAATGTTGACTGCCAGGGGTTGACTGAGTCCTTTGCAGGCTCTTTGCGCCCGGCACTGCCAGATAACCTCTTCACGATAGGCGCGCCCCTTCTTGCTGATGAGCGTCCGGGGCCTGCCGCGCCAGATGATATTGCGCCAATAGGTATTGACGCTCGGTGGAAATGCGAGGGTTAGTTTAAGCGGCGTCATCGGAGGTGCTCTGCTCTTCCTGAATGCGCAGGTAGATTTCCTCACGATAGACTCCAACGTCATCCGGTGCGTTGATACCCAGCTTCACCTGGTTGTCCTTAACGCCAATGACGGTCACGGTGATGTTGTTGCCGATATTGATGGTTTCACCGGGTTTTCTGGTCAGTAATAACATGTTGCTTGTCCTTTTGAGTTTGAAAGAAGTTGGCGGCATTTCCAGCCCTGGCGCCGCCTCTCCAGGTATCGTTACTCACATTGCTGTTACACGTTACTCACGGTTGCTCCGCGTCAGTTGCCCACGTAGTGCGTGTGGGCTGCTACCTGCCATCCACGGCCGTATAGCGCGACGTGTCACGCGCCCCTTCCTGCTGTCACACCCGCCGTTGAGTGTTCTTGCTGGTTATCCTGTTTGAATGGGTTGATGCCAAAACGCTTCAGCACGTCTTTGGCCTCGTTCATGCTCAGCTGCTTACCCATCTGCTCGATACGACTGCGCTCTTCGGCATGGCGGGGTAAGCGCTCTGTGAAGCTCGGTAGCTTGCCATTGCGTGCCAGCTCCAGTAGACGTTGGTATTCGGTCTCGCAGAGCCTACGAAACTCCTTAATGCTCGTATGGCGTATCTGGTAGCCCACACGCTCGTTCATGAGTCGAACCAGGTCATGGGCAAACGGGTATTTATCGAAGCGCCAGCGACCTCGGGCTTCGGTGATTTCGTGAATGCAATGGTCCAGCTCTGGAATGCCAAGCTCTTCAGCTGACGGCTTGCACATATCCACAAATTCAGCCGGCGTTGGTGTAAAGCGACTGGGCGCCTTGCCGGCTTTCAGACGCTCGATACCCCGGTTAAGTCCTTTGCGGCCAATTTCGTTTTTAATTAGCTGCTCGGCGTACAGGCGCATGATGTCGTTTGAGTGCTCACCAAAACGTGAAGCGTAATCCGGACAGCAGGTGCCCAGCACCGGTACCAGTTCAGAATTTAGGATCGTCATCAGATTCATCTGCCTGGTCGTAATATCCGCTTTGGGCGAGTTGCTGTGAATGCTGCTTTGCTTCTCGCAAGAGTTTTGCTGTTGCATTTTGCGGACGCTGGTTGCCGCCAGCGCCGCTACGGGTGTTGCGTTGTTGTTTGGTTGCATAGACTTTCTCCCTTACCATCCAGGCACGCCATTCAGCTAACCAGTCGGTTTGCTCACGTAGCGTGCTGTGATGTTTCGAGTGGAACCGGAAGTGATCGAATATGGCTTCAATCTCTTCATCGGTGATGTGAGCCGGACCATTGATTTTGGCCAGGTGTAAAAACTGAGCGTCGAATTCGAGTTGAGACCCCGTCGCCTCGCACGCGCGCGCGTTGAGAGAGAGATCTTTATCGGAAGTAACGGAGGTGTGGCGGTCATCCCGTGGCGCACCCTTGGCGCTCATCGTGGCGGTGTTAGGTTGTTCAGCCCTTGTATTTACTGGGTTTTGCTGTGGCTCAGATAGTGGCGCTCCTCTCATGGCGCTCCCTTGGCGCTCCTCATTTGGATAGAGTGATTCTGATGAGGCAAAAACGAGTCGGAAAACCATGTTTTCGATGAGGTGGTTATTGTGCTGGCGCTCTATCCAGCCATACTTCTCCAGCTTTCGTAGCAAACGCTTAATCTGGTCGTTCGTCGGCGAGTATGGCTTCTCACGACTACCACGCTCCGGGTTAAACTCCAGGTGCTCACGTATCGCCTGATACGATATCCTGCGCTTAACTCCGACGATGGCTGTGTCGTAATCCATGTGCCAACGCAGATATAAATACAAGGACCGTTCGCGGTCACTGATATGGCTATCAGCAAACAACGCTTGGTATTCCTTGCGATTCATAACCGTTTGCCGCTCTCGAACGTATCCAGTTGTCGTATTAGGCACATGGCCGTACTGACTACATCCATCAGCTCTGTGCGTGTTTCATGTGCCTGCTCCAACTCCGACTCACTCAGCTCATTGTCGGCCAGCACTTCACTGAGCTTCTGAATGGCTTCACCTGTTTCTTTTACGAAGCTACCCAGATCGGCCAGTCGGTTTGTCTCCGTTGGTTTCTCCATCGGGATGAAGCCGTATCGCTCACACAATATTCGGGCGCAGATGGAGCGCTCCGGGTCCGGCAGTGCTTTAACCAATGCTTCTTCAAGCTCCGACGGGATAAACAGAGGATGTTCACCATGTGGCGCATGAACGATACGCTGAATGCGCTTGTGTGCCGCCTGTAAGCCCTTCACCGAATTCACATCAAAGGGTTTAAGCTCCCGGTTCTGCTCCCATACCGTTGCGTTGTAATGCAGTACAACGGTTTCGACGTATTGCTTGAATAAAAGCCCACGGCGATTAATGGCCATACTGACGTAATAGCGAATAACCTGGGGCCTGCTCAGACCATGTTCGTGGATTTGTACCTGATCGGACGTTCGTCTTGTTCGTGACACTTTGTAGACTCCCTGTATACATGTTGCGTGTTAATCGAGTTGCCGCTCGATGTTTTGAACTATAATTCTTACTTAATGTTTAAGTCAAGCTAAGCATAAAATTTTATAAATTACTGTTAGCTAAACTATTCGCATATGGGAATCTGCTTAAGGGAATTTATGGCCTCGGAAAAATTTAAAGACAGAGTCAAGAAGGCGCGCAGAGAGAAAGGCTTAACGCAGGTAAAGCTGAGCAAGTTGCTGGGCGTAACTTCGGCCAATGTTTCTTTCTGGGAGCAAGGTCTTAGCTTTCCGAACACCACCAATCTCAAAAACTTAGCCGACGCCCTAAACGTAACTATCGACTGGCTGGAGCACGGCGATAAGAGCGCTGGCCCTGAATACATTCCGCCGGCTAACGCCTGGGAACTCCCGGACGATGTCGACCTGTCAGATGCCGAGTATCGCGACATCATGGTCCCCCGCCTGGACGAAGTGTCACAGGACAACTACTTGGGCGAGCCGAATTACAAGAAGCTGTTCCCGGTGCGCAAGGAATTGCTGCAGCTGTATAGCCTGCAACCAAGGAGCCTGGGTGCCTTAATCATGCCAGATACATCGATGGAGCCATCGATTGCCAAAGGCGATATGTTGTTAGTGGATACCAGTGTCAGAACCATCGAGCGCGACAAGCAACGTATTTATGCCCTGGTTAAAGACAAAACGAAACTCGTTATTTGCCGGGCTGATGAGGACGTTTTCGGTAAATTGATGTGGGTCGATTCACGCGGCCGCCAGAGTGCGACCACGGTGAAGGATGAAGAATGGGCCCAGTTTACGATCGCCGGGCGTGTTGTTATGCGGACTGGGGCTCTTTAGTCCGCTTAACTACATAGTTGGTCATTTCTGCCTGGCAAAGGTCATTTAACTCGACAACTTCTTTCCGGTAGGCCGTCACTCCCTCTGGCTCTTTTATTTCAAATGCGGCTAACTTTTTAGTTATCAAACTTTCTTCATTGCCAAGGTCAATAATTGTGTTTAGTTGAGCATAAATATCACCGCCAAACTCTATATACTCCCTAATCATGCAGATGACATGCCGCCCTATCGCGAAATAACTTTTTAGCGATGAGCTCAAGTCATCCAGCTCAGCGTCACTCATTGACTTACCGTGTTTCTCTGAAAAATCGCGCCTCGTTACTTGACCAGTGACAGGATCATAGCCTTCGCCCATTGTCTCGTCACATTTTTTAATAAAAACGCTTAGTGTCTTTGTTTGATTTTCTCGAGCTATTGGGATGGTTCTTTCAAGTTGCTCTTGTTTGCTTGTTTCTATGCGGCTTCGTTCCGCTTGTTGCTGTATGCGTGTCGCGGCTTCCATTTCCTTACGAGTTTTCTGAAACTCATCACGCTGAACAATAATGGAACGATAGAATAGTAATGCGGAGCACAATGCAATCACCGGCGTTGCTATTCCCGAAAAATACGCGGCAAATATTGCCCAATCCTTGGGTTTGCCCCATTCAAGACTGTGAAACACAACGACGAAGACAGCAGGCACCACCAACATAGTTACCAAGCCCAACCCGACTATCCAAAAAACCTTCTCTTCCGGGTGTTTAATCTCCTTATCCTGCGACTCTTTCCCCCTGCCCATAACTTCCTCTTCTCTATCAACTAGTTAATGACATATATCATAGTGCGCTGTGAATTTTATATAATTACATGACCTGGCGAGCTTGTCACGGGATCCGGAACGCGGTAAATTTGTGCAATAAAAATAAAAAGCCAGGGAGGCGTTATGGCTCAAAGTACGAACAGCGCAAAATTCATTGCTGGATACAGCGTAACTTATACTCAGGACAGCACTACGAAGAAGTGGGCCAGCGATAAGGGTAACCTATGGTCATCAGCTAATGCGAGCACCGACCAGTTCGCTAAAGAAGCGCATTTAAAAATAGGAAATCGTGCGAAAAACCACGCCGAAATCCCTAGTCCTTATAAAACCAAATCTTTTGCTGAGTTTTTGGATAACTATCTAAAAGGGAATTTAAATTTTAAAAAGATGTCAGAGGGCATCATCACAAACTCTGGTCTGCAATTAAGTAAATCTCGTAGCTATAAGCGGCTCATGTTAACTTTTCTCAGCTACTCTTGTGATGTCTATAATAAAGCTAGCGGTACGTTTACTCCAACGGAGAGGCTTCTAGTCGTTCTTTTAAAGGACAAAACTGTTCTCAGAATTCAAAAAAACAACCCTGATAGCGTAGAAATAATAGACTTTGATGACATACTACATGCAGGAATGGTTGATACAAATGACTTCAAAAATAGTTCGGCGACAAATGCGAACTTTGATATAAGCTTTATAAATGGCAGTTCTGATTACTTCATAAATTTTCTTGATGCTAAAGGACTTATTCACAATAAAGAGAGCGTGAGTGAAATTCTTGATGCATTAAATGACTTTTTTAAAGCAAACCAAATATTGCCATCCGAAAAGAACAAAATTAAGTCTAATCTGTCTGTGATGATGCAGAAACATAAGAAAGATAACGTAGAAACAACGATTGAGGATGTTAGCAACAAAGTTTATGATTCTATGTCGACTAATACAGCCAAGAAATTTAACCGGGATTCCTTTCAAAAGTATGTTCTTCAGGGCACATATAAAGTTAACGAATCTTTTTACAGTACTAGTACTCTTCTCGAAAAACTAGACTTTGTCCCCGTGAGCAGTCCAGTTGGGGAGCTAAAGATACGCCCCTCATTTTTTGGCAAACATAATAAAGGCAAATTAAACTCTGCTGAATTTGACAAAAAATCAAAGAGTTTAACCATAAAAACAAAAATATCTGACGACGAGACAGTTCAAGCTATTTTGAGAGCGATTGAAAAGTGACCAAGTTAGAGGAAGTATTCCATAACTCAGATATATTAAGAGATAGCGAATATGTTTTAGTCGATGTAGAAACGGCTAAAAGGATACAACTATTTGTTGGCCCTGAAGATTATGAACAGTATGAGCCGGATGAATATAGCGATGAAAAAATTTCTTTTAGAATCGATGACTTACCCTTCATTTTTACTGACTTACAACTATCAATAGAATCAATAGTTTTTTCCGAAGACTTAGTTTATAAAGAATTATTTGTTATATCCAAGAACAGAGTTATAGACTTTTCTTGGTTTCACAGGTGCATATACGAATGGAAAGAATTACTTTCGACTCTGTGTGAGAAAAAGTTTGAGAGTGGTCAGGGTGAAGAGTACCTTGTCATCAATCCTTGGTCATCAGTTGATGGATCCGAAATTTTTAACTTAAATGATGTAGTTAACTTTGATGACGAAAAAATAGAAAATATTTTAAAGGCAATATCTTCCCCACATATTTTAATAGATATACTGAACGAAAGAGATGCTCACAGCAACGAGCGAAAGGCGACTTTAAAAAAATCATTGGTCGAGTGTTTCAAAGATATTGGCAGCAAAGACCTTGCATGGCTTCTTTGCAATGCAGAGGAATTAGACAAAGCTTACCGGCAAGATTATGAGGTTTACTTAAGAGCTTTCTCCTTCAAAGAGTTTAATGAGCGAGTTGACGACGAATTAAGAAAGATCATCGAAAAATGTACCGAGCAAGTTCACAGCTTTCAGTTGCAGTCATTTGCAGTTCCAGTTGTAGTGGTTCTTTCATCAATTGCTCGTACCGGCGAGAAAAAGATGACTCTGGCTTTAATATTTGGGTTTATATTGGCGACCCTATTATTGTGGCGATCCTTTAAAAGCAAACGGGATGCAATAAAAACCTCAACATCCTCTAGTATGAAGAGCTTACAGGTATACCGCCGGAGATTGTCCGAGGAAACCAGCAATACAAGCCATCCTTTGTTGGAAATTATCGACGATTCAATAGAACAAGTGAGCGAAATAAGACGAACAAGTCTTTTGGAAGTTTCTAGAGTTGGCGCAATTATTTGTTGTGTGACAATTTTGTATATTTTGGCAGCTATTATATTTGGGACATTTTAGAAGGTCGATATGAAGCTCAAGGAACTGAGCGAGCAGGCATACAACGAACAGATTGACCTTGCCGACATTCGCAAGCACATTAACGCCCTGCCCGACGACGAACAGGCACTGGTAACTGCGGCTATCCATTCAGCTGAAGAACTCTTCCGGCGCCAGCAACAGTCGCTGGCCAACTTCCTATCCTTATCACGCAACGAGCAAGCCAGCTATTTTGCCGCAGTCTGCCAAATGCGAGCGTACTACTTCAACGCCGGTGATTGGCCCCAGGTCATCGGCTTTCACTTTCTGCTTCACCAGTTACAACGCGCAATGTTCGAGCCGGTGTAATTTTATTGAAAACGCTCTACCCCTTGCCAGTAAAGAGTTTCGCAATCAGTAGCCAGATTTTAAAAATGTGCTAGCGCCAATAGTAAAACGCTTTAATCCCAATCAGTAGCGCCGATCTGAAAATATGGTTTCATAGTGTTGCCGTCATCGAAAATTAACCGTGTAAAAAAGTAGATGGCGAAAAAATCCGTAGGACTATAGTTCTGCGCATTCATCGAAACCGAGCAAGCCAGGACTGGCCCCCTGGTTAATTATCCGGATAAGCGCTCACCAAATTAGGGATTAAGATAATGAGTGAAGTTAAAGTGTATTACGTCGTGTTCACTGACAAGGAAACAGGCCTGGTTGGTGCTCAGAACTGCGTTGATTATGAGACTGCGGTTAATGTCGCTGAAATTAAGCAGCAGAATGCTCGCTATAGTGGCATTTTAATAACGGAGGCTATTGCCGCCCCACCCGCTCACAGTTCATTGTGATAGCTGCTGGCGCCCGTTTGGGCGCCCTATTTGTATTAGCAGTGACATGGAGGAGTTGATCATTTAAATTAAGCTTTAGGATTAATAACATAGGGAATAAATCATGAAGAAATTACTACTTATCAGCGCTTCCTTTTTATTCGTGGTGGGCTGCGCATCGACTCTCCAGCCCCAAAAGCCGTGGGTAAGCACCATCAAAATGGATGAGTTTACTGATGAGGTTACGTGTTCAGTTATTGCCGGTACATTAATGTCAAATAACTTCTCTCTAACTTACCAAAATAGGTACTATCCAGTAATAAAAAAAGTTAATGACCAACTGTTAGTTGGGGTTGTTAGTGGTGGAACCGCACCACTACCCGTTGGTAACGTACAGCTGCGCATTGATGACCATGACACGTGGACAATAGAAGCCTCTGAAACGCCAGTTGACGGTGAGAACTCAATGGTTGACGTTGCTTATTCGGAAAGTATGACTAGTGCCTATACTGCCAATATGACCGAAGAACAAAAAGCGCAATACCTCGCTGTACTGGAAGCAACCAAACAGAACAGCGCCGGTATAATGTCACCAGAAACATTAACCACCGGCGACAAAGCGAGAGCAATTCTTGAACAAATCCGATCAGGTAAAGAGCTTAAGGTTCGTGTACTCGGTTTCGGAATGCAAAAATCGACAACCGGCCGACACCCGATCGATGCAAGTTTCGAAAAAGCACTCAACGAATGTGGGATTAAGTAATACTTAAAAAAGTACTTAAGTAGTTTGAGAAGCCTTGCCTTTGTATGAGGGGCGAGGCTTTTTTGTGCCCTCACCGCAAAGAATTACAAATCAGAAATCGTGTTCAGCATAGTACGCAATACTAAAACTATAAATTTTTTATAATTTACGCTTGACCTTTTCTCTAATAGTAATTTATATTTATACACACAGCGACACAGATAGACACAACGAGAACATGAAAACGGTGTGGTGACGCTGAAATGAAAACGCCCCGCAGGCGGCAACCTAACGGGGCGATACCCAGCAAGCTGGGTTAAGCAACATGTATTTCGGCTGGACCGGTCGGCAAACCGGAAAAGCCTAGGGAGGCAAATATCACCAACGAGACGTTGGTTTTGCCAACCAAACATAATCGACCGGCTATGGAGTATAGGCCGGCCAACAACGTTATTAACTCGGCTAACGCCGACTCAACAACCATCAACTGATTGGAATGTCCCAATCAGCCAACAAATGGAGTATAGCAACATGGCTAATACTGCTCAACAAATACCTGACGTCCGTCAGAGTACATTGAATGACCTGATTGAACAGGCCAGTAACTATCACGCTGCCCTGCTTCGTACTCGCCAGTTTAGCGGCCAAATCCTTATCGATGAATACGCATTCCGCATCAAGATTGAAGAAGATGATGCGGTGCTGTTAGTTCGCAGCGTTGAGTTTGACGACCCGCTTGCCATCGAGCGCATGAAGTCCATCATCCGGACCATGCAGCAACTGATGCCGGCAACTGCCGCATTTACTGTTGGAGGTGCGGCATGAGCGAGCAACTAGCACAATTCCAGAATCAGGCGCCAGCAGCGCATCGCAATACCACCGACATGGTTTTGGACTATCAGGCCATGGCGCAAATGAGCAACCTGGCCGACATGATGGCCAACGGTCGTGCAACGGTTCCACAACACCTGCAGGGCAACCCGGCTGATTGTATGGCGGTCATCATGCAGGCGGCCCAATGGCGCATGAACCCCTTTGCTGTGGCTCAGAAGACGCACGTTGTGCAAGGCACTCTGGGTTACGAAGCGCAACTGGTTAATGCCGTTGTCTGCTCGTCCACCAAAGTGAAAGACTCATTCCACTATGAGTGGTTTGGTGACTGGACAAAGGTGATTGGCAACTTCGTCACTAAGACCTCTCAAAAAGGCAATCAGTATCAGGCACCCAACTGGACCGCTGCTGATGAAAAAGGCCTAGGCGTTCGTGTGTGGGCAACGCTAAAAGGCGAGAACGAACCGCGGGTGCTCGAACTGCTGTTGTCCCAAGCACAAGTTCGTAACTCTACCCTATGGGCTTCTGACCCCAAACAACAACTGGGCTACCTGGCTGTTAAGCGCTGGGCTCGTCTTTATGCGCCAGACGTCATACTGGGTGTTTACAGCTCGGATGAATTGCAGGAGCAACCTGCCAGTGAGCGTGAAATCAACCCACGTGAAGAATCAGCCAGCGGTCGTCCGGAGCGTGAGCTGTATCCGGATGCTGACTTCGAACAGAACTTCCCGAAATGGAAGAAAGCCATCGAGTCAGGCAAACGCACGGCTCAGCAAATCATCGACATGGTGAGCTCTAAAGCTGACCTGACCGCTGAGCAGCAGGAGCAAATCAAAGCAGTTGAAAGCCAACCGGCTGCGGACGAACAAGCACCAGCGCAGGGAGACGAATAATCATGAAAATCTTAAATTTAGTTCAGGGCTCACCCGAGTGGCATGCGGCCCGTGCAACTCGAATGACGGCATCAGAAGCGCCAGCAATGATGTCAGCGACTAAAAAAATGTCACGCACCGAGTTGTTGAAAGCAAAGTCGCTCGGTACCGAGAAAGAAGTCAGCGAATACGTGCAGAAGTTCCTGTTCGACAAAGGCCACGAAATGGAAGCGGCCGCTCGCCCGTTGGTTGAAGAAATCATTGGTGAAGAGCTGTTCCCCACTACCGGCGAAACTGAAGACGGTGTGTATCTGGCGTCGTTCGATGGCATGACCATGCTGGGTGACATCTTGTTCGAGCACAAGATGTGGAACGAAGCACTGGCCGAGGCGGTACGCAAAGGGAAGTTGCCGGCTGAATATTACTGGCAACTCGAGCACCAACTGATGGTGGCTGATGAGGCCGAGAAAGTCATCTTTGTGGTATCTGATGGTACCAAAGAGAATTTTGAATACATGTGGTACACGCCGGTTCGTGGCCGCCGCAACAAGCTCATTAAAGGCTGGGACCAGTTCAAGGCTGACCTGGCAGAGTTTGAGCCGGCGCCAGCCAAAGAAGAGGTGGTTGCCGAAAAGCCAAATGAATTGCCCACATTAATGATCAGCGTTGATGGCGAAGTTAAGAGCAGCAACCTGGCTACATACAAGGACACCGCTCTGGCGTTTGTTAAAAGCATCAGCACGGACCTGCAAACAGACCAAGACTTTGCCAATGCCGAAGAACTGGTTAAGTTCTGTAAAAAAGCTGAGGGCGAGCTGGATAACGCTAAGAAACAAGCCCTGGCACAGACGCAAAGCATCGATACGTTATTCAATACCATCGATGAGCTAAAAGAGCAGCTGCGCGGTAAACGTCTGCAACTGGATAAACTGGTTAAGTCACGCAAAGACGAAATCCGCGGTGACATCAAAAAGGTAGCCTTGGAAAAACTGCAGAACCACCTTGATGGATTGAATGAAGACCTGGGCGATTTTCAGGTACCAATGCCGGACGTTGATTTTGCATCGGTGATGAAAGGCAAGAAGACCGTGGACGGATTACAGGGTGCGGTTGATGATCACCTTGCAAAGGTCAAAATCGAACTTAACGACTTGCATGTTCAGGTGATGATGAACTGGCAGGCCTACCTTAAAGAGGTCGATAGCGACCTTAAATTCCTATTCCCGGACATCAAAGAACTGGCACTTAAGGACAATGACAGCTTTGCCGCAATCGTTAAGCAACGCCTGACTGAGCATGAGTTAGCCGAGCAGAAGCGCAAGCAGGCAGAGACTAAGCCTGAACCGGAGCCAGAGGCAAAGCCAGAGCCGGAAGCTGATAACCCTGCTGAAAGCACAGCTGCTCCAGCCCCTGTAAGCAATCCTATCGCAGATGACTACACGCCAACGGATAACGAGATTATTCAGGCGGTGGCTTATCAATTCAACGTGTCCCAGGGCAAAGCAACGCTGTGGATTGCCGGCATGAAAATGCACCAGGAGAGCACTGGAGAGATTTCAAACCTGGCTAACTTCCTTATCGACAAGATTGCCGATTCAACCACCCAGCGTGACCTTGAAGCGACCGGCAAAGAAGTCAGCAATGCAAAAGCGCGGGGTTACTTGAGCGAGGCGGATTACCAGGCGTTACAAACGTCTTACCGCGCGCAAAAGTCCAGCACTCGCAACGTAGCGTGAGGTGATGGCTATGAATGCAAAAGAGAACGTAATTCAGCGACTGGCTTTTATGGCCAGTCACTATGAGCAAGTCGGTGGCTCTGAGCAGGCAGGCACGTTACGCGCAGCCATCCGGTTTATTTCTGACAGTGAAGAGAGCACTGACAGCGCAGAGGTAAAGGAACTTAGGCAGAAGTGTAACGTGCTGAAGGCATCACTTCGCCTGCTTAGTAAAGACCTGGTTGCTCTCACTGAAGAATCCACTGGCGTTGCCGGCTGGCACCAGAACGGTGACATCGCGGAGTGGGATGAATTCGAGGGCATGATGAAAATTGCGCGGGGTGCGTTATGAATACGGCAAAACTTCGAGAGGGATGCGAAGCACTTCAAAAAGCTTTCGACTCATCGCAATCATTTAGTATTGCGCGCATCCAGAGAGTCACGAGGCTTGGTTATGTGGAAGCCAATGAATTGGCCCGTTTCGGTCTGGACAACGGCTACTTAAGAAACTGCCAGAGCTTACCGCAGAGGTTTTTTATTATTCCCGGAGGCCCCGCATGAAAAACAAACTTCCGGGCGAAGGTACTCTAGTCCTCAATTACAAAGAATGGCAAACGGCAGTAATGGATGACTTTGAAGCGCAGCACAACAAGCAAGAGTGTCCTGACTGTGGCGGTACCGCCACGGGTATTTGTTACCACTGTAACCAGTACATGGAATGTGAAGAATGCGATGGCAAAGGGAACGTTTGGACTGATCGTGCCGGCGACCCTGTGGCTCTCCCGTCAACTGGATTGCTTGCCTATAAAAAGTACGTAATCAAGACGTTCTTAAAGCTTTCCAAATTCACAGGCCGCAGCTACTGGAAAAGCTGCAAAGATTTTTTAAACCGAATTGAACGAGGTGCGTTATGAAACTCGATTTTTTAAAAACCTTACAGGAAGTTCAACCTTGTGGCTTGCGCCCTGTTATGGACATTTTGGATGAGAGCTATCCGGTCATGGCGTTTTCTGATTGGAAAGAGCTGGCTATTCAGCTTATCGATGCCGGCTTTGTTAAGCGCCACAATAACGGTCAGTACCAGATTACCCCAGCGGGTAAGGAAGCTATCAAAAAAGGTGAGTATTTTATTGATGAAGCTAGCGAACAAAATGATGAGGAACAACCTGACCCGCAAGACACAGCGAGTTCACGACCGGCACTCGACCATCCGTGGCGGGCACCACTGTCACCTGAAAAGCATGCTAAAAAAGCGACCAGTGAGTCTGAGCGCGAAGCCGAGGTTAGCGAAGCAAATGATGACACATGGATGCTGAAAGAAAGTGAAAAGGTTTTAGACCCTTTCGCCGGGACTGAATCTCGAACAGATAGCCAACAGAAGCAATCCAGCGATTGTGATCCAGCCCCGGAAGTAAAAATGGATATTAGCGGTAATTTGCTTCACGACTTCTCCTGGGGATTGCGCGCAATGAAACAACAAGCTGAACCCAGCGATGGCCGTATTATCAGCTTACCCGTCAAAGATTCGGACCAGGAGCTTGCAAAAATGTCAGTCGACCAGTTACTGATTGTTTTTAACCTTGGAAAGCAGGCCCGTGATTTGATTGAGAACCGACTGCGTGAACACAGTTTTTTATGTGATGAGGAGCCGGTATGAAATACCTTTACGCCGGCTCCCAGTCCAACGAGCGATTTGAGTTACTGCTGAGCCTGACACGCATCAATAGCGAGGATGTGGTTGCCGCCCTTTACGACCACCTGGTCAAGGGCGCAACTGAGAGCAGCGCGGCCATTATGAATGGTATATCGATGTCGAACTTCAACCGGGCATTTAGGAAAGTAAACAGTGTGGCCGCTTCGGTAGAGCGAATCAAAGAAATCGACCTTCGCAAACTGAATCAGTTAAGCGATAACAAGCAGAACAACACATTGGTGAATCATGAGTGACGTAGTAGATAACGCAAACGCCACGGCTGAGTACCTGGCAGAGCTAGCAGTTGCAGATGCTCGGTCTAGTCGTGACTGGCCAGAAGCATCGGGGCATTGCCTGAACTGTGGCGAAACGCTTAATAACAAACGCCGCTGGTGCGACAAAAATTGCGCCAGCGATTGGGAGAAACTACGCGTGCGAGGTGTCGCATAATGGGAGAGATAGCAGACGGAGTAATTAACGGTCTATTCTGCACACATTGCTGCGGCATTATCGATGGCGAAGAGCCAGGATACGAGCATAAATGCGAAGATTGTAAGCCACGCAAAAAACGTAAAAACAAAGGAAAACGTCATGGCCAGTCGCGGAGTTAACAAAGTCATTTTAATCGGTAACCTTGGTGCCGACCCGGAAGTTCGTTATACGCAAAACAGCACCGCCATCGCAAACCTTTCGATTGCGACTAGTGAGAGCTGGAAAGATAAAGCCACTGGTGAGCCGAGAGAGCAAACCGAATGGCATCGCTGTGTAGCTTATCGTCGCCTTGGCGAAATTGCCGGCGAGTATTTGAAGAAAGGCTCTAAGGTGTATATCGAAGGCCGGCTCCAAACACGCAAGTGGCAAGGGCAAGACGGTCAGGACCGTTACACCACGGAAATTGTGGTGAACGAGTTGCAGATGCTGGATAGCCGTGGCACAGAGCAAAGTGGGAACAAACCGGGAACAAACTGGGAACAGCGTCCGAGCTCAAGTCCTGCGCCGCAGCCGCAACCCCAACAGAGCGGTCTCGGCACAACAATGCCTGGCGCCGGTTCTCAGGGTAAAAGCTGGCAGGGTCCTGCGCCAGCAGCACAAGATTTTGACGATGATATTCGAGTGAGGTAACTATGATGCAACAGACAGTACAAGACAATCGACACATTGAGGTGATGACCGTTAAGGAAATATGCGACCTGCTTCGCATTTCTCGTAGCACATTTTGTCGTGTAACGCAGAACCACGAGAAATTCCCGAAGCCTATTCCTGGCACAGGAAGTAAATTTCTGTACCCGGCTAAGGAGGTCAGAAAATTTGCTGGTCTTCAGTAAAGCGTCGGGCTGCTGTTTCTGCAGCATCGATAACTAACTGGTACCAGGCGTCATAACCCTCTTTCTGCTCGTTTATCCAGTCGTGGCGGTTGTAAATTGCCAGCACACCGCCAAGACTGTGCCCCAGCATCTTTTCCACGACATGTGGCTGTACGCCCTGCTCTGACAGTCGTGTTGCAATCGTCCGGCGAAAGTCATGGACTCGCCAATCTTCCATATTCAACTTGGCACGTAACCGCCTAACGGCTCGTTGAATGGCATAGGTTGTGATCGGCTTTTTAAAGTCATTGTCCATTGAGCCAAACACGAAGTTGGGGCTGGGCGCCGATTTCATCGTGTTCACTAGCTGAAGCATCTCGTCAGTTAACGGTCGGCGAATGGCCACACCGGTTTTGCTTCGCTCTTTAGGCACTGTCCAGATACGATTATCAAAGTCGAATTCTTTCCACTTAGCTTCCCTGGCTTCCGAATTCCTGGCACCGGTGAGCATGATGAGCTTAATACAATTACGAACCGCCAGTGATAGCTTGGTGTTTTCAATCGACATCCAGATTAAACCGACTTCATGCAATTCAAGCACTCTGTCACGTTGGCTTTTGCTGGTACCAATTGTGCTCACTTCAAGATTCATGACTGATGGCGGGTTGATGAGTTCCCGACGCATACACCACCCCAACGCCCTTTTGGTTACCTTGAGCACCACCCCGGCATTATAAGACGACGTATTCTCCGCGATACCATCAAACAGCGTTAGCCATTCATCCATGCGGATGCGCTCGACGGGTATCGAGTAACGTCCTTTTAAATGCTTCTCTGCAATACTGATGTAATTCACTCGTGTGCTATCTTTCAGCTTCCGTGCTACATGTTTAGCCAGCCACTCATCCAGGCACTTATCAAGTGTCCACTCGCCGCCTGAATAGCGCGAGCGTGCCGCGACTTTGGGATCGCCCCCTTCTTGCAGCACTACGGACAATCGTGTAGCCTCATCTCGAGCTGATTTAAGCGTCAGCAACGGATATGAGCCAAGCGTAATGCGTGTATTGCGGCCACCAATGCGGTAGCGAAACTGAAAAGAAATAGTGCCCTTATCCGTTACCCTGGCATAAAGGCGATTACCAATTGATATTTCTTGGGTTTTGTCCGGAGGCGTCTTGGTCCAGCTCTTGAGTTGTCTGTCTGTAAGCATAAATCTCCAAAATAGCACGCAGGCATCAATTTATAGCACGCTAGTAGCATATAGAACTTTACTTACAAAGAAAACACTAGACAAAAAGAAACAACTAGCGACACAGATAAACACAGCAAAAGCCGCGCGGAATAAGACATGCAGCCACATTCAGACACTAAAAGCACAAACGAGAATCAGCCTACCTTTTACTTCCACGACTATGAGACTTGGGGGGCTAATCCGCATGTGGATCGCCCGGCGCAGTTTGCCGGTATCCGCACCGATGCGGAGTTAAAACCCGTTGGCCGCGCACTTAAACTGTATGCTCAGCCAACGCCGGATTTTTTACCCAACCCGGAAGCAGTTTTAGTGACGGGTATTACGCCGCAACTGGCGCTAAATCAAGGTGTTAACGAAGCAGACTTTAGTCGCGCCATTCATGAACAATTTTCGCAACCGAATACAACGGTGATCGGGTATAACAATGTTCGTTTTGACGATGAAGTCACCCGCACGCTGTTTTACCGCAACTTCTATGACCCTTATGCCTATGCCTGGCAAAACAATAATTCCCGCTGGGATTTGATCGACGTGACCCGCGCTTGTTACGCGCTACGCCCTGATGGCATCACCTGGCCTGACAACGCTGAAGGACGCGTGAGTTTGCGGCTTGAGCATTTATCAAAAGCCAACAATATTGATCATGGCCAGGCGCACGATGCAATGTCCGATGTTTATGCAACGATTGGACTGGCTCAACTGATTCGTGAAAAACAACCTAAATTGTGGCAGTGGGCCTA